CACAATAACATTTCTTTTTTTGTTTGCTGATCAGATAATCCGTTAGCGTATGACGGACTTAGTTTATATCCCATTTGTACTAACCAACAAATCCAATTAGGGCTAGCAAACATATAGCCAAATCCGTTAACGGGCAAGTTAATATTATCAGTTCTTGACATTTGATTTTCGTAAAATTCTTGTTTTGAAGATTTAATAAATGTTTCACGTACCCAATCCCACAGTTTACCTTCACGTGTAGGATTGGCATAATGCATGCTAACAAAGTCAATACTATCTTCAAAATAATTTTTCATAATATTGTTATAGTATTGTACTTGTCCGTCTGTATATGCATGACTAGCTATGCAAGTAATTAGGTTTTCAATACCTATAATAATTAATGCAACGCCTGTGCTTTCTAATGGTTCAATAAATCCGGCACTAAGTCCAATACTAACTACGTTCTTTTCCCATATATTATTTTTATAATATGGTGTCCAATCGATTACTTTTAAACTATCTTTAGAAATACGATTATCCCAATAATTAACAAAGAATTCTTTAGCTTCTTCAATACTAGTTTGTGTTCTATTAAACACTAATCCTGATCCTATACGAGATTGTACAGGAATATTCCATACCCAACCGTGTTCTACTTGTTCACTAATAACATACGGATGCAATTCTTTATCGATATCGTTATAAGGAACATGCCCGGCAATAGCAGTATCACAAAACAATCTACCTTCTAAATCAACACGATCAGGATTATGATTTAATATTGCTTTAAATCCTGTGCAATCTACATATAAATCTGCAGATATTCGTTGTCCGTTATTAAGAACTAATTCGACTACTTCGTGAGTATCGCTATCGCGCAACACGTCAACAACTTCGGATTTAATACTAGTAATTTGATGTCTATTTTTTAATTTTTCTTGGAAAAATAATACTAATTTACTTGCGTCAATATGATAGGCGTGATTATTCAACTGTGTAATATCTACCATATCGTGTTCAATGGCAGATTCATATAAACCGTTAGCATAACGTTTAAAATCGTAATCCTGATTACGTGACCACACATCATATAAACTAGTTTGTACGCTACCTAAAGTAACAAACAAAAACGGATGCCATACATCTTTATATTGTCCGTTGCTCCAACCTGGAAATAAAATTCCTGCTTTACTTGCCGCATCTACAGCAGTAAACCAATCCTGAGATTGAAAACCACACTCTCGCATAACGTGATCAAAACTAAGTAGTGTTCCTTCTCCTACTCCTACCGGTGTGCCCTGCTCTTTGTCTATAATTGTAATTTTTAAATGGGGTAATTTATGAGACAACATAGCCGCTGTCATCCAAGCACTAGTACCGCCGCCTACGATAGCTACTGAATCCACTGGTTTAATTTTATACATTATTTTATAAAGCCTTGATCAAATCCGGTAGTTAGATCGATACTCTTACCTGTTTCAAAAAATTCAATAATTTTTTGTGCTAAGATTGGATGATTTTGTTTAGATAAATGCATAACCCTTGGGTCATTACCATCATTGTCCTTATACCATTTTGTAATAGCTTCAGGAGTTACTGATACATGCTCGCCATCCGAGACTTGTGTTAGATGTCCAATTATTCCTGGCAAAGTGTAAAATGCGGGCAATACTAAAATTCGTAAATGCGGTACCATTGCGCCAAGTCGCTCTAGTGCTAGACCAAATTGTGTATATCTTAAATCATCAATTTTGTCACTTTGCAAATGTTTAATATAATGATCAACTGCTTTCTTTTGATCAGCAGTAACATACTTTTCAAGATCCTGTATTAGATAATTGCATACTTCAGGATCTTCAAAGAACCACTGTCGATTAGGACTTGTTGTTTGTACAATTACAAAATCACCTTCTTTCATTTCATTAATATGCGATGTAAATTCGTGGAAGATAAAATCATTTGCACAGCCCATTCTTGCCCAGTTCCAGTAGTGCGGCAATTTAAAATGTCGAGCAATTAACTCGGGCCATACTATAAAATCACATTCAACATTTGGCTGTGCAGAAAAGCTGTCGCCAAATAACCATAAACTATTATCCATTGTTTGATACCTTGATTAATTTGTCATATTCAGGCAAATATAGATATTCAATATCACTATTTGCTAGTGTACGTAATGCATCGTCTAATGTTTCAACTAGCGGTTCGCCGCCAAGATTAAAACTAGTATTAAACAAAATAGGCATACCGCTTGCTTTATAAAACTCTGTGATTAAATCATAGTAGTGTTCATTTTGTTCACGCTTAACTGTTTGTATACGGCATGTACCATCCACGTGGATAATGCTAGGAATTTTCTCAGCAACACCAGGTTGACAATTCATAGCATACATCATGTGTGGGCTTTGTTCTAGACCACGCATATCAAACCACTCATGTGCGTGTTCGTGTAAGATACTTCCAGCAAAAGGACGGAAGTATTCACGGCGTTTCACACGATTAACATAGTCCTTACCGTCAAGATTTGTTGGATCAAATAACAAACTACGATTACCTAGCGCACGTGGGCCAGCTTCTGCTCCACCTTGGAACATGGCAACAATGTTTTTCTTACGCAATAGTGCTACTACTTGTTCTTTAGTAACTGTTTCTACGCTATCAGCATCGTACTTGTCAGCAGTTGCTTGAATTTGCTCATTGCTGTAACAATATTTAGGACCTAAATAAAGACTTTCTGCGTATGGGCGTACTCGTTTATCTTTAGTAATTTGATAATGCATTGCTAGTGCGGCGCCAATACAAGTACCAGCATCGCTACTAATAGGTTCAACATACAAATTGATACCGTCGTCTTTTAATTTGTCTAAGTAATGATAGTTAGCAACACAATTTAATCCATAACCACCGCAAATAACAACATTATTATGTCCAGATAGTTCAACTGCTTTACGAATCAGGTCAACAACCATGTCTTGACTTTGTGTTTGTACAGCGTATGCCATGTCTCTACGGTTTTGCAGTAGTGTAACATCTTTATTATATCCATCAGGCGTTGCTAGTTCAGTATATCGCCCTTCGTTAATTACTGCTCCGTTAGGATATGTAGGTACAACTATATTTCTATCAGTTGTTTTCCATTTAGCTTTGCCGTCAATGTCTGTGTATAGCTTAGGAATATTATCATTAGGCTTTCCATAAGGAAATAATCCCATTGTTTTGCCAGCTTCAATTGGTTGCCAACCGCAATAACGTGTAACTGCTTCGTATGCTTTGGTAATTCCAGCAGTATCGTCTATGATACATTCATGCGTACCATATTCGCCTTTAATTGATGACGAATCCATATCTGGAATATGTGCTTGCACCCATGGACCGTTACCTCCAATGTGACGATATAGTGTTTTAAACTCTGCTGGATAACGGCATTCAAAAATACTTTCTAATTCCCAAGCAGTTGCAGGACCGTTAGATGAATTAATTTTTAAAAATGTACCAGCGCCATCAACAATAACTGCCACTGCTTCTTTAAAACCACTGCGATAAAACGCAATAGAAGCGTGTAACTTATGATGTTGTTCGCTATAATCAATTACTTGTGGATGATTGTAAATATCAATACCTGGACTTTGATCAATGAGCCCTAGCTTGCGAGCTAGCCCTGTATACACATCGTCGCCTGTAAAATCTACACGGGCCGCACTTGACTCTAGAGTCTGTGTATGTGCAATTACTAGATAATCTAATTTGTCTGTGTATTCTTTAATCTTAACCATGGCCGCAAACGGACCACCATCATATTTGTGACGACTAAAACGTTCTTCCTCGCTAGAGAAAACAATTTCTCCGTCTTTTAATAAACATACACCTGCGTTGTGGCCGCGTGTTACACCTGCAATCCATAAACTCATAATTATTTTCCTGTGTTGTATGTAGGTACTGGACTAGTACCAGGTACTAGTTTAGTTTTTTTTTGTTCAATTTCCGCAGTGGTAGTTGATTTAGTAGAAGTACCTAAACGTCTACGAATAGCATTAACTACTTCTTTGATCTGTTTTTCAGATAACTCCATAGCTTCGTCATTTAGACGATCACGTTCTTCATCCATTGCTACACGAATTGGACTGTAAACACGTTTGCCATCGCCCACATCGATAATATCAAAATCTGGATCATCGGGATATGAAATATTAATAGGATAAGTGCTACCAGTAATAACCGTTGCAGTTTTACCAAGTCCTTTAACAATATGCTGACCCACACTATCGCAACCTAAAAAATGATCTGCAACTTGAATAACACCTGTCCATCCTCGCAAATTTGGAATTTGCGGTTGGGCAACTGGGTACTTGCCGCCATCGTTGTCAGTTAATTTTAAAGGAATTTCACTCATGATGATAACGCCGTATTCTTTTTTAAGAATATCGATTATACTGATTACATTGTTTAATTGAAAACTACGAGAAGTATTATCGATAATAAAATCTCCAACAGTTTCGACACTACGTCCAAATGGTTGGACTACAATAACTTTATCGAAGCCTGTAACTTGTTTAATTTCCTCAACTACATTTGCTCCTTGAACCATTTCTAATTTATTAATATAAATCTTTGGATCTTCAAGTTTTCTTACACCTTTATTATTGATAATAATATCAAATGCTTGTGCTAGGCTACATTTTTGATTATAATATTCCCACAATCTATAAGGTTCTGGTGTAATACAATTTCTGTCTTTGATAAATTGTTCAAATAGACCTTTATGACTTACATCGTAGGCCCGAGTATGCAATGTTGGGTGGCCTTTGAAAAAGTCCATGCCGCCTTCGCATACAATAATAAAATCATCTTCGGGCGATTCTTCCATAAATTTTTCAAAAGCTGGAATTGAGCAAATTACTCGTCCTGCGCCGCCGTTAATAAAAAACGCTGATGATCTTGACATTAAAATGTATCCTTTAGATTGTGAGATATTTATAGCTAGTATAGCACAGCCAAAAAAAAAGCACAACCGAAGCTGTGCTTTTTTAACTCAATTAGTATTAGATAATCGATTGTGTAAACGAACCTTGTGGCGGTTTGTCTTCATCTGGGTGGGCTGGGAACATTCTCAGCACAATTGCAGGCGGTACATCTTTCAAAACGTCTGGTAATTCTCGTAATAGTCGTCTGTATTCTAACCAAGGTGCTTGTACACTCATTGGAATATCTCCGCCAACGTTCATATCTGAATTTTTAAGTTCCATGTCACGCTTTCTTCTAATGTATTCCCATGTAACTTCTTCTTTCATTCCATGGCCAAATAATGATTCCAACGGAGTGTAGACTGGAATTGTTAATTCACCAGTTTCTAAATTTACCTTAGTACAATATTTGTCGTACATATTGCGAGGCAATAATGGCTCTTGATATGTTAATTGTTTATATCCTGGAATATCAGGACTATCAGGATGAATTACAGTATGTGTATGATCTTCTTCGGCTTCATCAATAATGTGTCCTCGAAGCTGACAAAATAGTGGGTTTTCGATGCAATCTACTTCATAGTACATACTTCCTAACGGAACTGGTCGTCCATCTGCTTTTTCTTCAGCAGTAAGAGGACCATGTGTTTCTTCTCCAGTGACTTGATCAACGATTAAGTAGATTTTATCTGGACCGTCATAGGTTGTTGTACGCTTTTTACCTTGCGTGAAGCTGTGATCAGTATAAAACTGATTAACTATTGCGTATTCATATTCTACAGAAACCATTGGCATTTGTATATCTCCTTGTGTCTTATTTATTCAATTAAAAGTAGGTTATTTTAACAACACCGGAACCACCGGTAGCGCCTTGGCCGCAACAGCCAGAGCCGCAATATGTAGTTTGTGCGTTTTGTCCGCCCGAACCTAATGGTGCAAGCCAGCATCCGCAACGAATCCAACACTCAGCTAAACTTACCCATTGCTGTCCGCTTGATAATCCAGTAGCCGCAGTTGTTGTATGCTGAATACGTTTCCAACAGTGACATGCATCTCCAGGATATGTAAATGGTCCAGACGCTGTAAATGCGCCTTGGTGTGTATAGTTGGCAAAATGTCCGCCTGGAGTTCCGCTGTTTTGACAGCTAGACATATAACTGAAACACGAATCGGTCCAGTCGCCTGTTGAACAACCAGCGCCGCCGCCGCATGCACAGAAATTACTTAAATTATAACCGTTAACATAACTAGTACATCCGCAACATCCTGCACATTCGATACTGTTACAACGGTAAACTCCGCCTGCGCAAATGGTATATACACATCCAACAAAGCTACAAATAGCCACTTTGTTAGTCATGCCTCCTGATGCACCGACATAGTGTTGACAGCGGTCGCAACTACATGCACCTGATCCATTGCCGCCGGCGCCCCATGCTTCAAATGTTACACTTTTTACGCTTGCTGGGACTGCCCAGCCACAGCAACATCCCGGTGTACAGTTACCCTGGTCACCAAAAACCCAAAATGTGCAATATGTATTACGCACACCCGGCGCTAATTGTGCGTTTCCGATCGCTCCAGAAACAATATTAACCGATGTAACTCTACCTGCTTTATAACTTGTATAGCTTGCCATTTATTATTCCTATTTACATGTAGGTTATTTTAACTAAACCAGAACCACCTGTAGCACCTTGACCACAACATACTGTTCCGCAATATGTAGTCATAGCACCTTGTCCGCCATGTCCATAAGGGCTAGTCCAACAACCACAGCGCATCCAGCATTCACGTATTTGCCCAATTACAGTAGTACCAATAATTGGTGCGCTGTTTGGCATTTCTTCATGGTTATGGCAATGACAAAATACGTTGCCGCCGGTCCATGGACCTGTATGCGGAACTAAATTAAAGTCTGCTCCGTTATCGCGGCCGTTTCTACAATAGTTACTACAGCTATTACAATAAGTGTTCCAACTAGATTCAGCATTTCCACTAGTTCCGCCACAAGCACAAAAGTTACCGCTTATAAAACATCCATTGACATAACTGGTACAACCATTACAAGCATAACATTCGATACTGTTACAACGGTAAACTCCGCCGGCGCAAACTGTATATTGCCAGCCTGGGCATGTACTAACTGTTAAAGTGGTGTAGCCGCCGCCTGCCGCGCCTTGATAGTGCTGGCAACGATCACAAACACATGCACCGTGCCCATTGCCGCCGGCACCCCAAACGTCAAATGTTACACGTTGTACATAACTTGGTGTCGTCCAAAGACAGCAACAACCAGGAGTACAGTTGCCAGGATCTCCGTATACCCATTTTACGCCAAAATTCTTTGCCGCATCAGCATCAAAATTTGCATCACATAATGCGCCGTCTGCAATTTCGTCTGGATCTAATGCTCTATAACTTGAATACGTTGCCATTTATTATTCCTATTTACTGATATGTTATTTTAACAACGCCTGCGCCGCCTGTAGCGCCTTGACCACAGCAAACAGTACCGCAGTATGACGCAAATGCTCCTTGGGCGCCGTGTGCATAAGGGCTAGTCCAGCAACCACAGCGCATCCAGCATACTTGTCCATGTTGTTCTACTTCGCCAGCCATAAAAGGAGCCGCAGTAGGCATTGTCCATGCGCAATGACAGTGACAGTTAAATGGTCCAGACCATACTCCAGAGTGGTTACCCATTCCAAAGTCGCCGCCATTGGACTGTGGACCTAAACAACAGTTCCAATAGCTAAAACAAGGGTTAGCCCAGTTACCGTCAGCTTCTCCAGTATAACCGCCAATTGCACAAAAATTACTTAAATTACAACCGTTAACATAACTTGTACATCCGTTACAAGCAGTACATTCAATACTTAAACAACGATACACACCGCCGGCACATACTGTGTATTGCCATTGATCGCATGTTGAAATCATTTTACTATTATAATATCCACCTTGGGCACCTTTCATATGCTGGCAACGATCACATACGCAATAGCCATGTCCGTTTCCGCCAGCACCCCATGCTTCAAAAAATGCTCTGCGCACACCAGTAGGAGGTGTCCATTGACAGCAACATCCTGTAGCACATTGGTCTGAACTTCCGTATACCCACTGTGTACAAAAGCAATGGCGAGCATCTATGCTTAGTTTTGCATTGGTCACAGACGAGGCTGTAATCTGATCCGAAGGTACTTGTCTGTAATCTTGATAATTTGCCATAATTTTCCAATAATCTTTTTAGATTGAGAAGATTCTCCAACCGTATGTTGCATTATAAAAAATTAAATCAAATGCCGCACCGTTTGTATTTACTGTTAAATCTGCCGCATCGCCTTGAATTGGATTTCCGTTACGTGCTACAGTTAAGTTTCTAGCACTAAATGTTCTTGCCACATCAACAAAACGAATTGTATCGCCTTTAAGTGGGCTTCCTGGCAATGTGATTGTCACTGAACTACTGCTTGTACTTACCCAACAAAAATCTCCAGCTACCGCACTGCCGCCAGCGTTGGCAAAATCTACGTAATTCCATGAATTTACGCCAACTGATTGCCAACCCTGTGCATTAAAAACTTCAACATATTTTCTATCAGAGTTATAACGCATCATACCTGCAACACCAGTTGCATTACGTTGTGCAGTTGTACCTCTTGGAATGGTAACACTGTCTGTACTGTTTAAAATTACTGCGCCAGTTACAGTTAAAGTACCTGCCGCTAGGGTATTACCAGTAGCATGATCAACTGTAAATTTATTACTGTTAACTGCAAATGTTCCTGATGTAGCAGTTAATGAAACTGCATTATTAAATGTACCAGTAGTAGCTACTAATGGGCCGCCGCCGTCAAATGCTGTTACCCAGTTTGTGCCATCACTGTAAATTGTTAAACTAGTAAGTGTTGGAATTACCTGGCTAGTAGTGCCGCTTGAAGCTGGACCAATAAACGTTCCGCCGCTAACTGGCGTAAATGTTACTGTAACATCTCCACTTGTACCGTTATAAAATACCTGTTGTTGACCAGCATAAGGTACTGGGTCACCGATGGTCACAGTATATGGAGCAGTTCCAGTAAATTTTGTAAACAAACCTGCATTAGGTGTTAACAATGATGCTGTTGTCGTTGTTGACGTAGACGATACTACGGTATTATAACGTGCCATATTTTATCTCTCTTTAATATTAACTTGTACTTGTTTCAATGCCGTAAACGTTAACACTTACTGCGGTACCGTTTGATGATGTCATTACGTTTAATCCACTTTGTGCTACAAGACCCGTACGTTCAAATACACCGTTTGGTGGTACTGTAGTCAAATATTCTAAATATTCACTATTAGCAGGTGTAGTAGTAGTCGATATTGCTAATCGAATATTTACAGATGCTGTTGGGCTTTGGTTTGTAAACGAAACGTTAAACACACCATAGTAACCTGTTGTCACAGTATATACAGGTGTACCCGCTGATATTGCGATTGTTCCTGATGATAAAAACTGTGTTCCTAATCTTCCTGTTGCCATATTAATTCTCCGTTATTTTTGTAAGAAGTATGCCATTGCTACTGGCGCACCGTCGATACCGCCTGTGAAATTCATCTTAGAAGTTACTAAAAGTTGAGTTCCATAGAAGTTAGATATCGTATTATTCGCAAGATATACTTGTCCAGCTTGTAATGTATTTACGTTCAATGAGCTCGATCCACCACCAATCTGCGCAGTAATATACGCTTTGATAGCTTTTTGTGTTGGAACAACGTTATCGCTGTTGGCTGTAAAGTATGGATCTGTTGAAAAGCTAGTAATAATTGCTGATCCAACACCCAATGTAACTGCACCCAACTGCAAGCTCTGCAAACCAGCTAAGTTAAACGCATTAGCATTCAATGTAGCAGTACCAGTTGCCTGTTGAACTCCAAACAAGTTACCAACGTTAAAGTTACCGTCTTGGTCAGTACTTGTAAAGAACACTCGTCCGCCGCCTGAACTATTAGTTTGATTAGCTTGGATCGCTAGTGTTGGATCGACGTATGGGTAGTTGGTGCTTGTGAAATTACCGGTACCAATGTACAAGAAGTCGTGTCCTGTTAAACGTACTTGTGAGTATTTCAAACGAGTTGTAATTGGATCGCCGTGTGCTGGAGCCAATGCTGTAGTTAATGCAGGGTTAATTTGGAACGTTGCTTGATAATTACCAACTAATCCGCCTGTAATAGTTACACTAACCAATTTATACCACTGGCTTGTTCCACCAATACTTGCAAATTGTACGTTTGCACCTGCTGTTGGTACAGAATATAAGTTTGCCACAGCTACGAAACTGCTAACTTGATACAAATCACTGTATCCGTCGCCTTGAGTTTGAGCAGTAGCAGTAGCATTGTTTGTACCTCGAGCAGGAATACTTGGATTACCTAACACGCCATCACCGTTACGTACACGAGTTGTTGCTGTTTTAACTTTGTTAGGATCAATTTGTGTAACAATTGGGCCTGCACGATATGTGCCAGACAATCCTGTAGTTGTAGTTAATGTAACTGGTGTAGCACTTCCTGGTGTAGCACTAACTTTAAAGCTAGTGTTGCTAACAATAGTAGAACCAATTACATAGTATGTAACATTCAATAACAACCCGCCTGTAGTAGCACCAGTAAATTCAACTGGCTGGCTATCAACTAAGTTAGTAGTATCGTCCGTTGTAATGATATTGGTAGAACTTGTAGTTGCAGTAACCGCACCTTTTGGATATCCTGAACCTGGTTCAATCATACGGATTTCGTTTACGCTTCCACCAATTGCTCGCATACGACCGAGTGCTTGAGCGCCTGTTCTAATGCTTGCACCAACTGTTCCGCTAGTGTTACTTACCGCGGCCCATACTGGTTTGTTACTTGGGTTACCAAATGCAAGACCTTGCCAGTTGCTTGAACTTGGCATTGCTCGAACAGTCCAGTTAATACCGTCTGGGCTAGTAGCACATACAGTAGTACCTTGAGCTATCGCAAAGAATAAACCTTGTCCATAACTAATTTTGCTCCATGTATAGCTAGAGCTAAGAATACTTCCAGTAGTTCCTGTTGAGCTAGGGCATGCAGTCCATGTAGTAGCATTGTCTACTGAGTATGCTACTGCACCGGTAATTGCTAGTGCAACAAATCTGTTATTACCAAATGCAACGCTAGTCCATGTTGTGCTTGCTGGCAAGTTGCCGCCTGCGGCCCATAATCCTGGGTTAGCTTGGCTAGTAGATGTCTTATTACCGCCGCCGCCGTTGATTGCTACAAAGTAACCATTACCAAACGCAATTGCGTTGTAGAAACCGGTTGATGTAGCTGTAATAGCACTAGAACGATCAATCCATGCACCTGTGCCTGTTGGATCTGTAGCTGATACAGCACTTGCAGTATTTGTTGTACCACCAACTGCAATATAAACACCATTACCATAAGCAATAGATACCAAGTCTGATTTGCCAGTAGCCGCGCCAGCTGACCATGTTGTAGTTAATGCTGTTGGAGCAACAACTGAACTTGATGTTGAACCGTTTGCAATCGCTACAAATCTTGAATTACTATCAGTAATAGTAACTGTTGGAATTGTTGTATAACCAGAACCGCTGTTTACTAATGTAATACTGCTTACGCCTGCGTTAATCAATACTGCTGTACCAGTTGCCAATGTACCATAATATGTTAAACTTGCAGTACCGTTAGTTGTTGTTCCAGTAGTATGGATTGGACCACTTGATGTAAATGTTCCGCTAATACCGCATAGATAGAAATTAGTAGTACCTGCATTATTGTAAGAATAATATGTTCCTTGTGTTGCTGAACCACCAGAACCCCATGCTGTTGCACTGATTCCGCCTGGTGTACTAACAGTAACAGTTGGAGTTGACAAATAAGTTTTGCCCCATGTAACTGTAGTAAAGCTAGAAACTCTGTCGGTAGCCGCAACTACAGTTGGAACAGTCAAATAACCTGAACCTGGAACATTAATTGTCACGGAAGCAATTGCTCCGTTCAATACTGTACAAATTGCTTGGGCACCAGAACCGCTTGCACTAGTAAACACAATAGTTGGAGGAGTTGTATAACCAACACCGCCGTTGACAATTGTTACACTGGCAATTTGTTGGGCAGTTGCTCCTGTACCTAAATTAGCAACTAATACTGCTCCTGAACCGCCAAAACCGCCAAGTACCGCAACTGCTGTTGCACCTTGTCCGCCACCATATACAATATCTTTCCATGTTTGGCTACTAGGTTGTGCGCCTGCCGCTGTCCAAGAAGTACCATTTGTGCTGTAACTAGTTGCTGTACCGCCACTAGAAATTGCAACAAAGTTTCCTGCGCCGTATGCGGCCGCAGTCCATGTTGCTGTAGCACTTAACGTTCTTGCAGTAGCAGTATAACCTGGGCCGGTATAACTAATACGTGGCTCAAGAATGTATGTTGTTGTTAAATCAGGACCATTACTAATAGTTGAACCTGGAACAACGTGATCCCATCCTGCCGCATACAATGTTACAGTTTGTGCAGATGTATCTGAAGTTATATCAAATGCACTTCCACCGCTAGTTGTACTGATTGTAAATTGTGTAGCACTAGAAATAGTTTTTACATAGTATAATGTATTTCCTAATGCTCCGCCTACATCAGCTCCAAGATAAATTGGCATGTTAGCATACAATGTTGCAGTACTTGCCACGGTTAATAAATCGCTAGATGCTGTTGTGGCGGTAACTGTTAAGTTTGTAAAGCTATCTTTATAAACTTGAGCTTGTTTGTTACCGTTATTATATGTTAAGATATTAGCATATTGACCAACACCAGTACCGCCAGTAAGTTGGACACGCATACCTACATACGCTGAACTCAATGCGTTGTCTGTAGCCGCAAGGTTTAAAATTCCAATAGTACTGCTTTGAGCAGTATTAGCCACTGAAACATAACTTGTACCGCCAACAGATGTCGATGTAGCATCTCCGTTGTCTGTCAAACGTGTTTCAAATATTGCGCTATCACGGAATTCATCTGCTATGGTAGTAATACCGTAACCTGCACCGCTTGTAGTGTGAACAGTATTAGTATAGTTTTGTCCTGCATTACCAAATTCGTAACGCAATATCTTATTAAGTGTATCTGTTACAACGTTAGTAATTTGTCCTTGTGCTGAACGGTTATTCAATGTAGCATTGATTGGAGTTTCGTAAGTGTCTGTTCCTTCCGCAATGACACCATATGTACCATATGAGCTGTTACCGTTAGTTGCACGAATACGTCCGCCTAATTCTGCTAAGTAGCCTGAATATCCATAGTAGTTAAACACTGAAACTAATTCAGTTAATGAGCTAGCACCAGTACACCATACACCAATTCCGTCTGACAAGATTGTTGTAAAGTCGTTTTTAACCATTGAGCGGTTGCCGCCTGCGTGTAGTGCGCCGTCAATCTTAGCACCAGTACATGCTGTACCAAACATTGTTACGTTTTGTGAGTAATGCGAACGTGTTGAAACCCAAACGTTTGTATCCTGTGGACCAAAACCTGGATCTAATGCAACAAACGCACCTGCTGTTGGACGCTTTGTTCCATATATGTTTGGTGCAGTTAAAGTTCCTGTTAGACCGTTTAAGGTACAATTACGTAATCCTGTACCATTACGAACACGGAACATGTCTGATAATAACGATCCGTTGACAGCATTCAAATAAAGCTCAACTGCTCTGCGTGTTTTGTAGTTTCCTGTATATTGCAAATCGTAAACAATAGCATCGATAAAGGAGTTAGTGTCACGTACACATTTTACCAAATCATATGAATAACGTGCTGTTACTAAACCAGTAGCATCAATTAATGCAAATGGAGTAGAACTATTTTGCACTGCTGTAATTGTAAATGATGTTGTGCTTGGAGTGGTTAAAACATAGTATGTTGTGTTTAACACCAAATTACCAATTACACCGCCAACAGTTGCTGGCATTGTCCCAGATTGTGTTGAAGTAATTGAAAAGACTGTGCCGTTGTAACCGCTACTTACTGTAATATGTGTGCTGTCTGGTATGGTTTTTACATAATATGTGCCAGCAGACAAGTTGCTGATAGCTGATCCAGTAAGAACAATTTTCATACCAATCACAAATCCTGTAGTTGAACTAACAGTAAGTTGATTTGGTCTAGTGCCGTCACTTGAAATTGTTGTGCCAGTAACTGAAGCAGTAATTGTTGTTGCACCAGAGAATATCACTGGATCTCCAACAGTGAAGTTATGACTAGCACTGGTTGTGATTACGTTGCCAGTGGCCGCTGTTGTTGTTACTGCATTTGCTCCGCCGCCATAACTTAAATTAGTGTAGGCAACTGCTTCGTATGCAAGGAATTGTTTGTTGGCACGAAGAATTTCTGCGCCTTGAATTGTTCCTTGCGTATTATTATACGTGATAGTACCATTAGTCTGGACAGTTACGCCAACTGTAGCAGTGGCAGTCATGCTACCAACTGTGTTGGTAATAGTAGTTGCTGTTCCTGGGAATGTGCCAGGATATGTTGATGTGATAGTTAAAGTTGTGCCGCTTGGAATACTGTTAATCCAATATATGTTGTTTGGATATAATCCGCCAGCCGCATTAACTACAACGCCCATAGTACCCGAACCGTTTACCAATGTAATCGCCGCGCCACCTAATGTAGCCGCAATTTGAATTGTGCTACCTGTTGCGCTGATTACATAGTAAATTTGATTACCTTGTACTGTACCAAATACTGCGCCGGTAAAGTAAACTTGTTGTCCGTTAGCAATTCCTAAACTAGATACACTAGCGCCTAATGTGATAACACTACTTGAAATAGCACTGGCGGTAGTTGTAATATTTGCTGGCAATCCAGTAAATGATATTGCTTGTCCTACTATCATGTTGTTTGTGCTACTAACTGTTAGTACGTTTGTACTTGTAGTTGCAGTTGTTAAGGTTGTAGTTGTTTTACCTAAAATGTTTGCAACTGCATCGTTAATAATTTCGCTAGTAGTAATAACAGAACTATTGGCCGCAATGTTTTTAACTTTATATCCAATAAAGTTAACAGCGCCAATCTCAGCCGCTAATTGATTAGCAATAACATATTGTGCTGAACTGATTGCTCTAAAATATGATTTAGCCGCAACAATACTGTTAAAGTTAGTTCCTAAACCAACGTCATATGCTAACGCATCTGCAATCAAACCTGCATCTCTAAAACAAGTTGCTGTGGCAAAGTTTAATGTTTGATAATATTTTTGTACCCAAGATACTGTATCGTTTTGAATTTCAGTACGAGCACTTGCAATTGCACTATAGGCTAAACCTGCCGCAGTACTAGTACTCATTGCACCGCTAGCTACTGGAGTCATTGAGTTGGATCCAGTTACTGAATATGTACCAGTAGTTGCTGTATTAGTTGTGCTAATGTTATATGTACCTGTTGTATTAGGTGCATAGAAACTATATGTACCAGAAGCTTGTGTTGTTAACAACGCTGGAGCTCCCCAATAGTCAACTAATGTAATTGTTGTGCCGCTAGTGTATGTTGAAATAACATATGAACCTGCTGGTACACCTGTACCAACTACCAGTTGTCCAGCCGCTACGTTTACCGCAGTAGATAGTACAAAAGTTTGTGCAGTCGGTGCACCACCGCTTGAATAGTTACCAGTAGCTACAGTTGAAACTCCAGATACTTGGTTTACAAGATATGTTCCCACTGGGAATATTGCCGCGCCAGTTAACGGATTGGTAGCTGTTAACAACGCTCCTGGTGTAGGTGTTCCAGAATTGATAGTTGTAAATGTAACAGTAGTTGCGCCGTTTGTCACTGTAGTTGCCGCATTGAATGTTGATGTGTTACTAGCAGAATTATTAATCCAGTAATATACATCTCCGACACGTTGAGCCGCAAATACTGCGGCCGCTGTTGTGCCTGCGTTTCCAGTTGTAACCTGACTTGTAGCATTACCTGCACTAGCCGACACACCTGTCTTTGTAGAAATTTGATATACAACAGTTTGTAGTCTTCGATAAGCCGCTAAGGTAGCTGTTTTTTCTGTTGATGCAATTGTCAAGATATAATTTGAATAGTATGTTGAGCCTGCAATCAAACTTTGATTATTACAACCATAAGTCATATCGTGTTGTAATGCATCTAGCAAGTAACCAACATCGCGTTGGCAGTTTGCTTGACCGCTAGCACCTAATGCTACCCAAACTGAATTATAGTTTACGTTTAAGAAAGCTGATATTTCGTCTTTGATAAACTGATAGTTTTGTACGATTTGTGCTTTAGCATCTCCAAAACCAGTCAAATAAGTTGTGTTATAGTTGGCTGGGTTGGTAAAACTATATGCAGGAGCTTGTGCAATACCATTGTTTAAAATATTTTGCATTGTAGCAATGTTAGTTACTACACTGTTAACTGTTGTTTGTGAACCAGCATTGCCTGCTGATAAACTTGTATCTTGATTAGATACAATACCTGCTACTGTTTGTGGGCCTGCTGTTGCACCGCTGAAAGAAACTGTAGTTGTTGTACATGCAGTTACTATTTTAGATCCGTTAAATCCGTTAGGTGTTACTCCGCTAACTGTAATCTTTTGTCCTACAGTAAATGGTGCAACTGTTTGTGTTGCAAATGTAAGAGTACTAGTACCGCCAGAACTGCTAGCCGCAGTTGTAGTCAATACATAAGCATGCCCAGTACTATTTGTAATAACAGTATTGGATACTAAGTTGCTTACTAGTGCCTTAACACGATTTAAACTGTTAATTGATTTTGGTTTATCATTAACTAAATTTGCAATCGCAGGCTGTGGCTGAATTACAGTTGAGCGTAATTCATCACCAACAACTGCGGTGTATGAAGGAATTATAATTGGTAATACTTCATTGTAAGTACCAGTTTTAACATTAATAGTTGTTTGTGGTTGTTGTGCAACAGGAATGCCTGCGCTAACACCAGCTGTTACTGCGTTAGTTACAATTGTAACTAGTGCTTGAGCAGTAGTAGTTACTCCTGTTTCTGCATTAATTAATCCGTCAAATATTTGTGTTGCAGGACTTGCAACGCTATTCAATGTTTGATAGTTGCTTGATGGTGCAGTTTCTGCAAGAACATTACCTAATAGTGTTGATAGATATGTGTTTGCTCCAACTATAACAGATGCTTGAGCTTGTACAGCACTATTAATATATCCTGTACCAGCAGTATTAATATATGCTCGGGCATTGGCTACAGTTTTAGCTGTGCCGCCATGACCTAAATCAAAAATAACGCCTTCAAGAACATAGCCTGCATCACGTTCAATTTCAGATGAAAGACTTGTATAATATTTTACTGTAGCAGTACCAGTACCAGCCGCTGTTAATGCTACTCCGTTGTAAGTAGCCGCAACTGTGAAACTAGTACTTGGTGTAATTGCTTGTACATAATAAACTGTAGAATAATTTATAGCAGAACCTGTAATTGTAAGACTACCAGTTTGTGCTGTAAATGTTATTGGCATGCCAACATATAAACCAGATGTGTTACCGGTTAATAATGCTCCGCCACTTGTACCTGTTATACTAGCTTGGTATGTATATGAAACATAGTTGCTAACTTCTTTAATTATAAATTGTTTGTTTCTTGCTAATAAACTTGTTGCATTAGGATTTAAATATCCGTCTTCAACTAATTTGGCCGCATAACGAACACTCTTCCATGGTTTATCAATAGTTAAACCTTGGCCTAAACCAACGCTATCTGTTCCTGCTGGAGAAACATAAACTACGTTGTTTACAATACCAAAATAACTCCATGCAGGTGACGATCCAGATACGCGAAGTATTTGTCCATCAGTGCCGATTGGCAAACGTGTTGCGCCAAGAGCTCCGTAATAGTACATGTCACCCTGGGTGGTCAATACTGCACTGTTAGTACCTGCCGCTAATAAATTCCAATATGTTCCTACGGTATCTGCATCTGGGCGATTGCCGCTTGTAGCGATGTGTGCGCTTACGCAGATGTAACTGCTTGCACCAAAGTAAACAGCATCGCCAAGTACATAAGTTGTACCAGTAGTCCATGTTACCGCATTACCAGTTGTTGTAATTCCAGCTGATTGAATTACACCGCCGCTGGCGTTTGTAACCGTAATAGAAATGTCGTTTGCTGGGCTCAATCCGCCAACACTTGTACCTAATATCTTAAGAGTATCAGCATTAACATATCCAGTTCCGCCGGCATTAATTGTAACAGTATAAACTGAATTACTGCGAGTTACGTTAAATGTTGCGCTAGAACCTGCACTTGAAACGTTTGTTGCACTTATACCAGTATAAGTTCCGTTAGTTGCATTATAACGAATACCTGGATTTAATCTTGTCCAAAATGTTGCAAATGGAGGTGTGTTATTTGTAGTAGCAATTACTGACTGACCTGCTGTTGCAGATAATGTAACTGCTGTGCTAGAACCTGCTGTTGAACTAACTTTAAATTGATTAATTGTACCAGTAATGTTAATTGTAGTACCGCCAGTATACTGGCTGTTATTAACTTGCCATGTTAAACCTGATCCAGAAACAATATATGTTCCTGCGGTTATTCCAAGTCCTGTTACAAACATACCAATTTGTGGGTTTGCACCAGATGCTACAGATGAGATAGATAATATTGTTCCTGCACCGGCCGCGCCGTTGCTGATCGAACAACCTGTAAAATTACCAGTTGTGCTTGCTACTGTCGATCCAATAACATAATATGTGTTTGTGTTTAACAATCCGCCAATACTAGATGCTACGCTGATAGGTAAACTATCAACTAACCCAGTTACAGAATCAACGTTAACAAAATTTGTTGTAAGAATTGTACTGTTAATTGTCGGAGTTCTAGTTGTATTATCTGCAATTGCAGTGTATGTGTATCCGCCAAGGCGCACAATCGAACCTACATAATAATTTCCTGCACTTGACCAATCACCTTGATAACTAAAACCGGTTGTGTAAACGTCCCAGTATGCAGAACTTGTTGCAGTTGGGGTTTGACTTGTTGAGTGGTTTTGTTTACAAATATAAGCATAGCCACCGTATGATACAATGTCGCCTATCTGGTAAGTATTTCCGCCAGTCCAACTATTTTCAAATTGGAATCCGTTAACAAAAATACTCCATTTTGTATTATCAAATGCTGTTACTGATGTATGATATGTTGTACAAATCCATAAATCAGCACCATACTTAACAACGTCATTAATTTTATAGCGTACAGAACTTCCGCTCCATGCGCCTAAATAAGTGATACCAGCATTGAAAGTATCCCACTTACTTGAATCAGCTTCTTGTCCTAGTGCGGCAGTATTGGCACTAAGGTGAGGAGTGTTACATAGATATGTAATACCGCCGTATGTAATTAAGTCACGAGCTTTGTATCGTGTGTTAGTGGTCCACGCACCTTGCCAGCTAAAACTAGAAGCAAATGCGTCCCATTTACCAGAATCATATTCCAAACCAGTTAAGTTAGTGCCTACAATAGTACCACCGGTAGTATACGTTGCTGTTGTTCCGTTTGAATAAGATACGCTTGTTGTTGTACAAGCGGTAACTGTTGCAGTAGCATTATACCCAGATGCTGTAGTAGTAATGCCAGCAACTGTAATGCTTGATCCAACAGCAAACGGTGCTACTGGTAATGCAGAAAATGTAATTGTTGCAGTGCCGCCAACTCCTGATGCGCCTGTTACAGTTACAGGTGTTGAAGTTGCAACACTAGTGTGTGCAGTATTCGCTTGGTAAACAATTCCGCCGTATAATACTTGATCATTAATATTATAAGAAGTATTATTTGCCCAAGCGCCAAGCCATTTAGCTCCATCAGCAACCACATTCCATTTTGTAGGATTGAAATTTAAGTCTGTGGCAAATGCCGCAGATGCAGTGTGACTAACCACACAAATATAAGTTTTTCCGCCTACTGAAACAACGTCGTCTACAACATACGCTGTACTAGCGGCCCATGCACCTTGATATACAAACTTAATTCTACCTAGTTTAAATTCTGCCATTTTATGTTCCTCTGATAATATTTATCTTAATACAATTTTTCAATTCTTAGTTGTTAATTTCCAGCTTATCTGCCTTTCTTTGTCGAATGTTGCATAAAGAAGAAAAATGCTGGCATATTACCATCAATACCTGTAGTTGCTCCAGTAAAGTTCACTTTACTTGTCATCTTAATGACAGATCCAACTTGACCATTTGGTACTGTTGACGCTATTTTGTTTGGGCCGCCAACTAATACGCTACCTGCTGTTAATTGTCCAGTTTCTGTGTTTGAACCACCCTGACTTAAACGACTAGTTAGGTAAGTTTTAATAGCTTTTTGTGTTGGGATAACGTTATCACTGTTAGCAACAAAGTTACCATCGGTACTAAACTGACTAACAACTACGCTAGATCCGCCTACTGCAATGCCGCCTAAACTCAAAGTGTTCAATCCTGTTAGTCCAAACTGACTGGCGCTTAATGTTACAATACCAGTTGCCTGTTGAACCCCAAACAAACTACCAACTTTAAAGTTACCATCTTGGTCAGTACTAGCATAAAATACTTTACCGTAGTTGGTTTCAATAATTTGTTGCTCTTGTTTCAACGAAGTCACAGGAGGAACACCAGGATAGTTTGATTGTGTTACGTTTCCGTAACCAATATTTAAAAAGTCATGTCCTGTTAAGCGTACTTGACTATATTTTTGTCTAATGCTGATAGTAGCGCCGTTTGGAGGACTTAATACAGTTGTCATACCCGGAGATATTGACACGTTTGCTTGAATATTTGGTGCTGTTGTTCCAAATACTGTTGTTGCTGTAGTTACTTTATAAACTTGATTAACTCCGGTAATTACCAAGTTATCACCTGGTAATGGTAGTCTAGACAATTGATCTAAAATAATTGTAAGTCCAGCCTGGAATGCGTCGGCATACCCATTGCCATTTACTTGGATTGATGTCGATGTGTTGTTGTATCCCGTTCCTTTTGCTACAAACGTTGGACTAGACAATGTGCCGCTACTTAAACGTGGCACAACTGTGGCAAGACTTGTTACGTTGGGGTCTGTAAATGTTACAGTTGGTGTGTTAGTATATCCAGACCCTGGTTCCCAACTATTAAGTTGAGTAATAACGCCAGATGTAATTATTGCTCTTGATTTTGTTTTACAACCTGCCGCTATTCCGCTACCAGTATTGGTACCAGATAATGTTGCAAATCTGCCAATGTAAGATATTACGCCGCCTACGTTGTTGGCGTAAAAGCCAAATGCCATTGCGCCATATCCGTCGTTGGTAATAGTTTGTGACAGCCAGTTTGATCCGTCTTCACTGGTCCAGCCGCTTGAACCAGCTGAAGATAATGCAATGAATACACCTTGTCCATAACTGATTTTATCTGCATATATAGCCATATTTCCAGATAACCATGTCGCACCGTCTTGACTATAAGCTGATACTGATGATGTGTTGGAAACTGCAACAAACATGCCTTGACCAAATGCAATGCTGGTCCATGTGGTGCTGGATGGTAAAGTGCTTGCTGTCCATGTGATACCATTGGTACTGTATGCGGCCGCTGTACCACCTGAGGTAATTGCCACAAATCTGCCATTACCGTATGTCATTGCCACATAAGTGCCTGCTGGAATAGCATTGGACATTGTGGTACTGGTGTTAGCACCGTCAAAATGTAACAATGCTACAGTGTTAGCATCGTTTGTAAAAGCTGACGCCGGTGGAGTAAATGTTGTACTATATCTACTAGAACCTTTGGTAACTCTAAATTCATCAATATAGCCAATAGCTAGTAGAATAGCAGTAGTGTACCATGCACCTATTACCATTGGTCGTGCGGCGTAATTATTGGAATCTGTATAAGTTGTAGGAGTTAATGTTCCATTAACAAATAATCTAGTTGTTCCGCTAGCTCTTGATAATGCTACGTGATTCCACGAACCTGCTGTGCAAGCTACGCTAGATGTAATTTGGTAGGAATTACTAACAAATAATCTTATGTTTCCACTTGTGTTCATTTCTAAATATATTGCTACATCGTTTCCCGTAGTACGTTGATCGACTAGTACTTGTTGAACACCGAGAGCAGTTGGTCGCCAAAAGAACTCAATAGTAAAATCGCCTGTACCATAACCATAATCTGCATTTGACGGCGTTGAAATATAAGTGTTGGCAGTCCCATCCAAGTATAGCGAACTTATTCCAAATTGTGCTTGCGTTGTGCTAAGTTGTGCCGCACCAGTCGCTGTGAATGATGTTTTGCCAGGAAGTGCACCAGCTGACCAGGTTGCGCCAAAGTTTGTTGAATATGCTGTGGCAGTATTATCTGATGGAATTGCAACAAATAAACCGTTGCCATAGGTAACTCCAATCCAATTGGCTGTGGCTCCTAACGATATAGTTCTCCAACCCAATCCTGAAACAGATCTCACAGCATTGGCAGTGCCCGATGCCACACCAACATAATAACCGTTACCATATGCAACTCCAGACCAGCTAGCAGTAAACGGCAATGTTATGTTAGTCCATGTTAGTCCATCTATTGAGCCTGCCGCGGTAGCATTGCCGTTAGGGAAAGCGATCCAATAGTTATTACCATACGCCATTGAAGTATAGCTAGTTCCTGGGGCTAATGATATAGTAGAAACTGCTGAGGTTTGTACAAAGCTAGGTGTGCTGTAAATAGGTCTTGGTTCAATAAAGTAAACTGAAGAAGCATCTAACAATGCGGCTATTGGAGTTGCTGGATTTTGATGATCCCAGCCCGACGCCACAACATTCATTGATCCGGTACCTGCACTTTGCGCAAATATAGTTACACCCACATTGGCTAATGAACTAGCAACTGTAAATCCAGTAGCTGAAATTGTATTAACATAATAAGTTGTTCCTTGTTGCACTGTGCTAAACAATGATGTAGAAAATGTACCGTTGATGTTGCTGTAGCCTGCTGTGAATTTGGTTCTAGTTGATGTTGTTGTACCTGTGGCACTCATGCTAGCTACTGTTGTTAATGTTTTTAAACTGGTAGTTAAACAAGTTTTAGCAGTCATTATACCGGATGCAGGCCCTGAACCAAATGCTTGTCCGCCTGGGGTACTACTAATTGTAAACGAGAAACCGTCACCTGCAACACCTAGTATATAATATACAGTTTCAGCTACCACTCCGCCAAATGTATTCCCTACAAACATAATTGGTTGATAAGTTGGTGCTCCTCCAAATCCTGCCGTAGAACTACAAGTAAACAAATTACCAGTTCCGGGGCTGGACACTGATGTCACTGTAACAGATGTTAATATTGTGGATATCTGAAAACTAGTTGAATCAACTAACTTACTAATATAATATTTTTGTTTAGCTATAATACCAGTAGTACTAGTATTAGTAAACACGATTGGATTTAGCGGTGTTAATGATGAAACGCTTGATACAGTAAGTGCTTGAGTAGAACTACTTGCCGCAGTTACCGTAACAGTATTTAAAGAAGACGATACTGTAAAATTGCTACCATCTACTACGTCATTGATGTAATATGTAGTTCCAACTGTTAAACCGCCAACGCTGGTTCCAGTAAATGTAATTGGAAAATTAACCACCATGTTTGATGTTAATCCTTGCAAATAATTTGTATAAGAAGGATAGTTTATGTTGATGTTAAATCCAAGATTTGGAACGGCAGTGGTTAACAACCAATCAACTGCACTATAGATTTGATTAGTAATTCTAAAACTATTTGCAACAGTATCGATTGACGAAATGTAGTAAACAAACCCAGCAGTCAACGTACTAATTAACTGTGTATCATTAGTAGTAAATGTTACTGGCATATTCACAGCAAGACCTGCTACACTGTTTACAAATATAGCATTAGTAGTACCTCCAGATACACTTATTAATTGCATTTGAGTAATGCCAATTGTATTAACTGTTGTGTTATAATACGTTGGAATAAATTGTACAGGTTGTCCAATATATAAAGGTGCAATAGATGCTTGCGGATTAATTGTTAATGTTGTTGTATCAGTTGTAGTAATTTCTATAGGAGCAAAAGAATCTTTTGCCAACTGAGCAATTTTAGTAACGCTATCATAATACGTAATATATCCGTATTGCCCAGCGCCAGTACCACTATTAATAAACAAACGCATGCCTACATAGTTAGATAATAATAAAGTATCGGACTGCGCAAGTGTAATCTGTTGATTATTACCTGCCTGAGCATTGTTACTAGCTGTCTGATATCCAGTGCCGCCACCAGTTACACGAGTTTCAAATATAGAATTTGATCTTATTTCGTCGCCGATTGCTAATGCGCCGGTACCTGCGCCAGTAATTGTATAGTTTGCGTATGCTGTATATTTTGTAGTGCCAGCAACATCGAGATAAAATGATGGTTCAGCAGGAGTAATAACTCCAGCAATTTCATACTGGCCAGCATAAGCATAAGTGCCTCCACTAGATGCGCTACTTGAAGGATAAAATATCACTGTGGCAGTTGTATTCAATCCAGTAGAATCTGCTGTTGAAAACCATAATCTGTACCAGCCGTTTGGTAAAACTTCTTTGCCAGATAACGCAGGTGCTGTAATAGTTCCACTACCTAATGCAGTAGTAGTTATTGCGCCTGTAGCAAAATTAAAGTTCACGCCGTTAGTTACTGTTGTTGATCCGCTAAATGTAACTAACAAATCACAGGACGGTGCTGTTCCTTGTTTAACATACAAGCTAGTTGTATATTTTAATGCACTGCCAACCGGAACAGTATTACCAACTACACCTGCAGATGGTAATGTTACTGTTGAAATAGAACTTCCTGATAATGAAAATACTGTTACTGTAAGGTTATTTGCAGGATTAGTTCCGCCTAATAATGCTCCAGAAATAGTAATTTGATCATTACCGATATATCCAGATCCGCCGTTGTTAACAGTAACAACATACGTAGTAGCTGTTACTGTAATATTAAATGTTGCGTTAGTACCAGAACCGCCCACACCGGCAATGTTTGTATATACTGCGCCTGCCGCTGGAATTGTAATTGCTTGTGCAATATTTCCAGAGCCGCCAGCTGACGATAGCAACCATGCATCAGTTAATCCGGTTAAAGGACTAACTGTATTCTTAGTCAATGTTAAATTAGTAGGAGTCCAAGATGCTCCTTGAAAATTATTACTATAGGCTAAGACGTTTGTAGTAGTTGTATTGTATGAAGATCCTGCGTTAGAATATGACATTCTAATTAATTGGGCTTGAGATCCCAATGATGTGGCCACTTGTGCTTGAACTTGTGAACTTTGGTTAAACACAATTCCGGTAACAGGTGCTTCTGTAGGATCATATCCTTCTGCAATAACACCAAATGTACCATAGCTGGTATTACCATTAGTTGCACGTAAACGTCCGCCGTCTTCTGCCAAATATCCGGCATAACCATAATATGCAAACACACTAACCGCTTCGCAAACTGAACTTGGCCCTGTTACCCAAATACCTACACCATCGCCTATCACTTGTGTGAAATCGTTACATACTATAGATTTGTTGCCTCCATTGTGCAATGTTCCATCAATTTTTAAACCAGTGCATCCGTAACCAAAAGTAGTTACGTTTTGAATATAAGGACTACGTTTAAAAATCCAAGCACTAGTATCTGCTGGACCTTTGCCTGGATCAAGACTTACATACGATCCGCCTGTTGGGCGAGCAGTTAAGAAAGAATTAATTGGGCCTAATGCGCCTAGCAAGCCGTTTAATGTCATGTTACGCAATCCGCTACCGTTGCGCATTAAGAACATATTTTTTAAGCAATCGCCTGCATACGCAGTTATTGAAACATTTGTCGCTAGCGTCAATGTTTGTAATGTTCCGCTAGGCAATGCGCTAACTCCAAATTGAGTTGATGTAATAGAAGATCCAACAATATAGTAAATTGTACCAGCAGATAATCCAGCTGTAGCAGTGGTTAACATAAACGGCATATTGTTTGTTAATCCAGCAGTGCTAGAAACTGTAAACAACTTTGTTGAATCGTTGGCTCCAGTGATTGTTAAAATTAATCTAACTGCTGGTTGTACTACTGTGCCGCGTAATTCATCGCCGCAAATTGCACAGTTAGCTGGAACTGAAATAGGCAATGTTTCGTTATATGTTCCTGTTTTTACGTTAATAGTAATAGTTGCGCCTGAGTTGGGTGCAGGCAATGATGCAGTACTAGAATTTGTCAGTGCTGTTATAATATATCCAAATAATGTTGTAATAGCTGGACTTGCTGTTACTTCAATATTAGTCAATGCTGGGAAGATAGGCGAGCCAACAATTGTTGCATTAGCAATCCTAGAAACACGACTTAGCACTGGAACATTATTCAATGCTTGATAATTTTGACTTGGGTTTGTATCGTCCAACACATTTCCAACAAGTGATAATAGCTGTTGTAACGCCGCAATAAAGTAAGGCATTTCTGCTGTAACAGTCGCATTAATAAATGTAGTTGTACTTTCTTGTGCAAAATACGCAAGTGCTGTTTGTACTGTTTGGCTATTTCCACCTCGAGTAATGTCATACAAAACAGCATCGATAACATATCCTGCATCGCGAATTGTTTTAGCTTGATCAAATACAGAGCTTGGGCTAAATGGTGCTTGGCTATTTGTTTTTTGATAAATCATCCACTGATACATTTCAGCAGTAAGCCAAGATTTATTGCCATCTAATACTTTATATGCATTTAAATTTGTAGTTCCTGCGCCTGCTACTTGACATGCATAAGCAATGGTCTTATACGGACGGTCAAGAGTTTTGCCCCAGCCAGCACTACTAGGGCCGTCTGTACCTGTTGGAGCTACATAAAACACATTATTAGTGTTCATAATCTGTGCCCACGTTGGTAATACGTTAGAGCCTGTAGCAACTGCCTTTAGAGCAAACGAATCAGTACTAACTGGAATTGCAGTAGGTTGTCCGGCGCTGTATGCTTCAATATCTCCGTAAGAATTTAAAGCATTATTCTTATCGTGATTAATAAACAATGTCCAGTATTGATTTAACAAATCTAAATCTGGTCGCTTGGCGCCACTGCTACCATTTGTGTGACTCTGAATACACATATAAGTTGCATTTTGCCAAATAACTAAATCGCCCACGCTGTAAGATACAGTATCAAGTGCTGTCCAAAAATTTGACCATTCGTTGTTAGAACTAATCAATTGCCAATTAGCACCAACGCCTGTAAACGTTAGGCTTTGATTATCCGCCGGAGTTCCGTCCGGGCCTCTATCTAAAGTAATAGTAGTACCGTCAACAACAGTAACAACTGTTTGCCCTAACGTAAATCCAGTTCCGCTGATAATCATACCTGGTTTAATTGTACTAGAGTCACTAACTTTAACAGTTTTATTGCTACTTCCTGTTGCTGTATATTGTAATGGGTTAATATTTGTAGTAGGATCCGAGTTAATGTTATCAAATAGGGCAATATATAATCGACCATTTTTACGTACAGTATCTCCAACTCTATAGTTTGCAATTGCATCCCATGTGCCGCGTAAATTGTAATTTTTTGTAAACAATGTCCAGCTAACTGAATCAGTAGAAGGAATGTTACCTATATTATTTGATATATTACTAATGTACTCGTACCCGCCATAGCTTACAATATCGCCAAGTTGAAATCCAGTGGTAAGTGACCATGTATTTGCATATTCTTCTCCTGGTATCCATAAAGTCCAGCGTGATGTATTAAATGTTGCAATAGAACTATGTCCAGCACTACATTGCCATAAGTTTGCACCAAATTTTACAATGTCGTTTAATTTGTATCTTACTGTGCCGCCTGGTTGTGGAACTCCGCCTACAACATTCCATAACCCTTTATAATCAATACCGCTGTTAACTACAGTCCACTTAGACAAATCTGCTTCAAGGCCAGACGCAATTTCTGGATCTGCCGCAAGAGCAACACTGCTAGATGATGTATGATTGACAGTGCAACGATAAATTATGCCGCCATATTTTACAATATCTCCCAACCCGTAAACTGTACTAGGAGACCAGGCGTTATTCCAATTTGAAAATTGAGTATATTGAATCCAATTAGTAGCATCTGTAGCAAATGCAGTACTAGTATGCGGGGTTACGCAAGTGTAAACTTGTCCACCAAAAGAAACAATGTTACCAGTATTATAAACTCGCCCTGTAATCCAAGGGCCTCTAAATGTTTTGCCGTCAAGTATAAGTGCCCAGTACGGAGTTGATGCGCCTTGTGGGGTAACGTGATTTAAATCGTTATAAAAATTGCTAGCATCTGCTGTATGTGCAATTAAACAAGCATAAGTCTTTCCGCTGTATTGTACAACAGAATCTTTTCCATACGCTGTATTTGCTACCCAGGGACCTGACCATGTGTAACGTAATCTGTTTATTTTAAACTCTGCCATTTTTATTCCTTAACTATAAACGTATGCTTGATTAATACGTGCGACTAATTCGCCTTGTGGATTGATATAATAATACATGTTTTTAGTATCCCAGCGATACTGATCATAATATAAATTAGGATAAGGTCTGCTATGATCTACTGCACTGCGGCCGTCAAAATAGTCTACACCGTATTCAAAATCTTCAAAGTTGTTGGCATTTGGGCCAGCCACATTAATTGTAATTGTGTCTGTTCCAGTTATCTGATCTACTTTGACAAAAAACAAAGTGCCGTCTTCCGTTCTGCGTAATCCGTAAAAGTATCTACTTTGGCCGGCACCCAGTAACTCATTGTTGCTTACATCGCCTACATAATTCATGGCCATAATATTAATCCTTAAATAATTTCAACTAAACTTACGATAACATCGCAACTAGTTGCAGTATTGGTCACTACTGATAATGTATTACTTGCACCTAATACTAGTCGCTCGCCGCCGTTAATAACTCTTAAACTTTGATTGGCCGGCACAATTACATCTTTAATATAATAACTAGTAGCGGCTGTTGTTCCTACAAAAGTAATAGTGTTTGCTGTTGCTGTTGATGTTGCCGCATTGCTTATTGTAATTGTTTTTGCTACTGCATCAAAACTACTAATTGTTGTACTGGCAGGTATACCAGTGCCAGTTACGCTTGCACCAACTGAAATATTGTTAAATGTATTAACATTAGTTAACACAGATGTGTTAGTTACAGTACTTTGATTAGCTGTAAATGTTCCGCCAGGAGCTGGATCTGTTATTATTACACTTGCTGTGACCCATCCGCTAGATACGTTTGCAAAACTAATACCTAAAATTGTTACTCGAACGTTGCTTGCCGCAGTGTACACAATAATTGGTGTTGTGCCTACTGCTGTACTTATTGCATTTTTAAATGTGGTTGCCATATTTTATCCTAATGCTAGTGCCCATTGTGCGGCCGAATCGCTAGCTTGATTAACAGTAATACCTGCAGATGCTCCTGCAACGCCTGCCCAAGAGCTTCCAGTAAAAACTTCAATAGCTAAACTTTCTGAGTCTGTATTGAATCGAATCATTCCAGTTGTTGGGCTACCAGGACGTTGTAATGTTGTTCCTGATGGGATAACAACTCCGTTAGTGCCGCCAATATAAACATAGCCAATTACTGTTCCAGTAATGGCTGTTGAACTTGCAGATTGCGCTGGACTTACATAGTATGTACCTTGTGTGCCAGGTGTATAAAAATTATATGTTCCGCTAGCTTGTGTTGTAAATGCTTTGGTTAGCGTAACGTTGGTTCCTGACACATTGCTTACAAATGTGTTTATTGGAATTCCAGTACCAGATATAAATTGATTTTTTAAAATGCCAGTGCCAGAACTTACTACAAATGTGTATGCGCCTTGTGTGCCGCCACTTGAAAATGTTGGGCTTGCTACCGCCGCAGTTGATGCTGTATTTTGACTAATAACAACTGTATTGGCAGTTACACCACTACCAGCTAGTATCATTCCAGAGTTAATTGGACCTGCGGTAACTGCTGTAACTGTTAATGTTGCCAACTGGGCAGTAATCGGTGTACTGACCTGTGTAAATGAATTACTAATGGCCCAGGTACTGGTTGAGCTTGTGCCAGTACCTGATAAATTAGAAACAATATACGTTCCTGTTGGAATTGTTCCGCCGCTGATACTTTGGCCAACAACAATTCCCGCACCGCTTGGTGTACTTGTTACTGTTAAGGTAGTTAATGCAACGCTTCCAGTAAATGTTACTGCGGTTGCACTGGCAATAGAACCAGTAAAGCTGGCAGTTCCGGTAGTTTGATTGAACGTTGTAACAGCATTAGATACAATGTTAGTAATACTGTTAGAACTGACTTTGACATTACCAAGTACAATTCCACCAGTACCTGTTGTGGCAAACTGAATATCAGCATTGTTTACTGTATCAGTGATGGTGTTTGTACTAAAAACTAAATTGTTATTTTGAAAATTTGTTACTGTAATGCTATTGTAATAGCTGTTAGTAGCATATACATTATTCCAGTACGCTGGACCAACAGATGAACCTAAATTATATGTAGCGGTTGTTGCTGGAATCAAATCGCTACTAATTCCAGCAGTGATTGCCACGGTATCAGTAGTCTGATCACCAATAGTAATGTTACCTTTGATAGTGACTACACCATCAACTGTTAAATTACCTTGTGTGTATAAATTGCCAGTAACTGTTAAATTATTGTTTACAACTACAGCACCAGTACCGGTTGTAGTTAAACTGATATTTTGATTTGGTAGTAGTGTAGTTAGCGTGTTTGCAGTTAGTTGTAAATTACCAACTTGTAAAATACCTTGATAAACTACAGGATTAGATCCGCCAGCAGACAAATTGATTTGATTGCTGGCACTTTGAATTGAATTTGGACTAAATGTAATGTTGCCAAGAGTACTTGCTCCGCTGACATTTAGCGTAGTTACTCTAGCAGTTCCAGCAACTTGCAAATCGTGTGAAGGAGTATCGGTATTAATACCAACGCGGCGATTTGTAACATCCAAGTACAATAGATTCGTCTCAAATGCCAAGTCTACACCGTTACGAAGTAGATTCGACTTTAAGAGCGGACCACTAATTCGACCAAGGGCCATCCTGCCTCTCCTTTACCACCGAATTTCACGGATATAGCCACCTTGCATAGCGGGCCTCGCTGTTGAGTATCGTAAAAACTTGGTCAGTTCTTACAGTAATAGTATTTAGCGGTTTGGAGTTTTTAACCTAGTATAAGGTCGTAAATTACAGCAGAGTCGCTGACATCTGTAGCAGTTGCTAACGGAATACTTCCTAGACTGTTTTGCCAGCTAGTGCCGTTATAAATTTCAAGATGTCCAAGATCTGTATTGTATCGAGTGGTGCCTAATATTGCAGTATTGCGTTGATTACTAGTTCCTATTGGAAAAACAATACCGTTATTGCCTGTAAAATTAATATATCCATCGCTAGTTGACAACAGATAATACGGAGCATTATAAATTCTAGTTGTGTTATTATTAATGTTATTACCAGTAAATGGTACTAATCCATTAAATGTTACATTGCCTGTTCCCGCAGGGTTAATAGTAATATCAAGAGTGTTGTTAGCACTAGAAATTATATTACCAGTAAGGTTTATTCCGCCAAGCACAGCAGTTGTGGCCAATACTCCAGTTCCTGTTAACGTTGTGCCGTATAAATTATTCCAATATTTTGTAGCAGATCCAAGATTGTAAGTATTATTAGCACTAGGTACTAGATTTGAATTTTCGTCTGCTGTGAATGTAATAGTATCACTTGTAGCATCGCCTAAATTAATTACACTGCCAGCAATGTAATTACCATCAACTGTCACGTTACCAGTGACATAAGTTAAACTGCCGACTCCGGTGACTTGCATATTACCAGTAACTTGAACAATACCAATATTATCCGGAGTTAGGTATAAGCTCTCGTTTATGTTTTTAGTAGCAAGTAATCTGTCAGTGATGTTGACGTTTGCACTACCAACACCGTTAGCTGTAATAGTTGGATTGCTGGTTTGATTAGGAGTTAGATATAATACACCGCTAGATAACTGTATAGTATTGCTACTAATAGTCCAATTAGAATTTGTTGTGGTAACGCCATCTACTATTAAATTTGTTGAAAATAGTGACTGATCGCCTGTGACATTTCCAAGATATAATGTTTCAGGGCTAGTACCATAATTATTGATACCAATACGTTTGTTAACAACGTCTATGTATAATAAATCAGTATCAAATTGTATATCATCGCCTTGGAATTCCAAGTTAGGCGACAGTAATGGTCCGCTAATTCGGCCTAGACTTTGTGCATATTCTGGCGTTAAATCGAGAGCCATCAGCTACTCCTTAACTGTCAAAACCTGAGATGACTGTGATTGGTTTTGTTGCGGCCGCTGGACCTGTAAAGCGAACATAGTATCCTGTAGGCAATGTCATAGTAATATCTCTACCAACAGCAAGTGAAGCTGTGGTAGCATTATTAATTGTAATTGTGTTAGTGTATCCATTAACTGCTGTGACTATAGTACTGGCCGCAAATACCGTTCCGCTTGCGCTACTTGTAAAAATCACAGTTCCGGTAGGAGTTGAATCTGGTGGTGCGCTTAAAACTACGACAGATCCTGAAGCACTAATAACAGTTTGTCCGCTATTGAATCCAATGCCGTTTACAAACATTCCTGCAACAATACCAGCAGTGCTGGCAACAATCAAATTGGTACTGCCGCCCCACGATGCAAATGTAATAGTACCGCTTGGTTGTGTGTTTGCCACTGCATTTAAAACAAAACTAGTAGTTGCCGAACCGCTAGCAATATATTGTCCGCTTAAAAATCCAGCAGTATTAACAATCTTTTGGCCATCTACAAATGTACCGCTTTTTGCAGTAACCGCCATAGTTGTACTGGCTACGCCGCCGCTAACGTAAGTTGCGGTAACTGCGGTAGTATTAACTGTTGTTGATACTGTTGTAGTTGGAGATGTTGTTGTAATTGCTGATCCAACAATAATATCAGCCACGCTATTTAAAATAATACTAGTTGCACCACTGTTAGCTATAGTGTTCACGGTTGCATTGACTGTTGGATTTTGTGCAATCAAATAGTTTGTGTTGAATAACTGAAATACATTCTCAACGTATATCATTAAATTTGCGCCAGTCCAAGTATATCCACTTTGTGATACACTAGGTGGTGCTGGACTCAACGGGCCGTATAACGTACTAATGCCGTCACCGTTGCCTAAATTTTGTAGGGCAATTGCACCGCTTTCTTTATAACGAAGACTGCGCCAACTAGAACTTTGATAAATTTCAACTTGATTAGTGTCAGTGTTAAGACGCATCATACCCGCAGTGGGACTTACAGCACGTTGAGCCGTACTACCACTAGGCAATTTTAAACTGGCTTGTGTATTAAACTGCACTTCGTCAGCTTTGGTAATAACCAGTCGCTGATCGTGTGGTGCTTTAGGATTAAGGTTTATATTTCTTAAAAATCGCATTATACACTCAATGTACTTACAGTAGCTACTAAACTACTGATGTTTAAGTAAGTTGTTCCAGCACCGTACACACCCGGATCTGCTGTGTAACTTAATTGAATTGTTGTATTAGTACTTGCTGTACACAAGTACACTCCATTATAAAGTGCATTGGCATTACCAATTATACTAAAATAAGAACCAACTCCACCGCTTGTGGCTAAACTGGCTGTTGTTGGAATATTAAAAGTCACTAGATACGGTCCTGTTCCGCTTTTTGCACTGTAGCTTGTTATTGTCACACTCACAGCGTTGGCAGTAATTCCTGTAGGAGCACTTGATGTTGCTACCAAAGAGTCGCCGTTACTCATAACAATTTTTTCATTGTCAAATGTAAATGTTTCCCCTGCTGGCAATGGCAGTGCGCTAACAATTAAATTGCTAAAATTAGGTGTTCCGCCGCCTGGAACTATAAACAAATTCAAATTGCTTTGTCCAATAGTTGGAGTTGCCGCGCTGTAAGTGTTTACATTTGAAACAATCAAAGTAGTGATTGCATTATTACCACTGCTAGTATATAATGTTGTGTTTGCCGCGTTAATTGCTGTACAAGTTAATGCCATGTTCTATCCTTAAAATATCATACTTAAAAGTAATGCTCTATTCTTAGCCACTAGTTCGTCAGCATAGTTTGTACTATTTACAAAAAATATTCCAGACTTTCCTGGTCCTGGACTGCTATTTGAATAAACTTTTGTACCGCCAGTTGTATATGTTGGCAGTGATTGGTTATTAAGAGTCAGCGTGGCCGCTACTTGAATGTTGCCGTTGTTTGCTCCTAACACTAAATCGTTAGAGCCATCATAATTTTTAATTGTATTGGTTTTAATTTTAATATTATCAATATAAAAACCATTGTTGTTTAACTGTGCTCTTATGGTGCCGTCTACTGTAAATACCACTTGGCTTGTTTCAGCAATTGGGCTTGGATCCGATGGACTGAACGGTTCTGTATAGGTTCCTACTGTTGGAACTCCGCTGGCCGCTTGGTTTAAAGTCCAATTAAGTCCGCTACCAGAAACTATATAAGTGCCGCCTGTAACGCCGCCACCACTTAATAACATACCTGCTTGTACTGTGTCACCAGTTGATGCTGTAAATGTTAATATTCCTGGATTAGCTCCTGAAATAGCCGCACCTGTTAATGTTGCTACTCTGGTTGCACTAACACTTGAATCAAAAACTCGAATTGTTGTGTCGCCAGAATAAATTTGATTAACGTCTGCAACGCCTGGTAAAAATGCTCCAGCCGCTACATAATTTGTAACAAATTTTCTATTAGGAATATGGTCATCTTGAGTTACACGACTATAATAAGGAACATTGCCCACAGTAGCTATACCGCGAGCAATACTTAAAACGTTTACTGTATTGTTCAAGTCAAAGTTAATATCAAACCCTGCTTGAGTACCCACCGCGGCCAGTTGCACACTGGTCAATACTCCGTCTGCGGTACGTGCTACAAATGAACCTGGAGCACTAGTACCTAAATTAGGATCGTAATGAGTAACAGATTCATCAAAAATAAATTGGGCGGCTGATAACACACCGCGATTGATTTGAATTCCTGAACGATAATTGTTTGCCGCACTAATGCCTGAAGTAACTGTATCCGCAGGATTATAATTTAATTCAAAAATAACATCTTTAACATAACTGTTTACAGATTCAACATAAGTTGTTGCACCTTTAACGTTTAAATTTCCGTTAATGGTCACACTGCCATAATTTAATGCCGCGCCAGCATTGCCCACTGTATCTAATACGATATTAGCAGGTGTGGCATTGGTTCCTACAACGACTTTGTAGTCTCCGTTATTTATTTTTACTATTCTTGACATTAGTTATCCTAAACAGGGAGCTTGCGCTCCCCTGTTAGTTATTAAGCACTTGGAATCTTACATGTGTTAGCATCAGCAGTTCCAAAAGTCCAAGGAACTGACGCACCATCAGTATAAACTGTGCCTGTACCGCGTGTTAATGTTGCTCTGTTTTTTGTCAACTTAGTAACATAGTAAGTGCCAGAACTAGCATCAGTGGCAACAATAGCCATTTCGCCAGCCGCTGATGGAGCACTTGCTTTTAATGTACAAACTGCTGTACCGTCTTGAGTTTGAATTCTATAACGACGAGTTGACACTTGCTTGATAATGTCGTTACCAGTTGTACGATTTGTTGAACCACTTGTGATACCTTGACAAACAATAGCGTCTTGCTGTGAACTTGTTAAAGATGCAGTGATAGTCAATGTACCAATTGTACCAGTTGAGTAGCTTAGTGTTGGAGCAGTTGTATAACCTGAACCAACATTGGTAATTGTAATACTGGTAATTGTGCCAGTAGTAGCAACCGAACCGCCCAGAGTAACTGTCAAATCGTTTGTTGTAGTAACACCACCTAATAGTGCGCCGTCAATAGTAACTGTGTTACCAGAAACATAACCAGTTCCTGCTGTGGTACAAGTTACTGTAGTGTTAGCACCGTAGCTAGTACCTCCAGTACGTGCCACTGTGAACACAGCGCCTGAACCTGAACCGTTAGTTGCTTTTTGAACTAGTCCAGTAAATGTTTGTGTTACTGCTACTGCTGTACCTGAACCTGTTAGTGTTGTGCCACTACCGTTACCAGCTGTTAGTTGTAAAATTGCGCCAGCTGGACCAGTTACGATTGTACCAGTTGCTGTAGTACCACCTGCAATCTGCGGTGCGCTGAATGTTGCTTGAGTTGTTGAACCGTTGGTAAAACCACTTGAGTTGTTAGCCGCTGTAAATGCTAGTGTGGATACTAATTCACCACCTAGACTACTTACACCGCTAGCACCAAAAAATCTTTTTGCTAAAGGACGTCCCATTTTATTTTCTCCTTAAGAAATAACGGCGTTCTAGGCCGTACGCGGTTGGATATCCGCATAAAATCCACACCATGTGGATCATTACTATGTATTTAGCTGGAAACGAAAAAGGACTTCCGAAGAAGTCCTTAGTCTTATAACAATAATGTTACTTTCAGATTAACTGAATTTAACGTTACCTGAAGTAATAGCAACACGACCTAAGTAGTCAGCCGCATTACCTAGAGAAGATGCTGTGTTAGACAATTCAACATAGCCATAACGTGTCATGAATGATACGACTGGTTCAAATGTTGATGGATCTAAAACAACGCCACTGCTCATCAATGGAATGTATGGGCAATAGAACGCTGGTGCATCTGACTCGCTAGAACCTTTGTAACCAACAAGAATGTCTTGTGAGTCACCGGCATAGCTGTTTACATAAACCTTCATAGCATTGTTCAATGTACCAACATACTTGGTGTTTGTTGGAGCTTCGAAAACGCCTTCTGTTGTACGAGCAAATGCGCTTGTAGTAGCAGATTGTAGGATTGTCAATGCAAATGGGCTAACAACAGCATAGTTACCAGCACCACGACGTGTACGCTGAGCGATCAAGTTAGCAACACGGTTGATTTGAACTGCCAATGCGGCATGCTCGTCACCAACGAATGTAGCTGTACCAGATACAGCGGCTTGGTCATAAGTCTGTGTAGCTGTACCTGCTAATGAAAGCAAGCTAGCCAATACTTCTTGGTCGATTTCAGCAGTAATTTCTTGTGCTAAAGCGGCCATAATTTCTGCTTCTACGTCAATACCTTGTTGAGCTTGTGCATCTTGCGCGGCTTCGAAAGTCCAGCGAGCTGATAACTTACGAGTCTTTGCTTCAACAGTTTGCTTCAAGATTTGAATTGACATACGCTTACCAGCTTGACCTTCTAAAGTTGCTGTACTAGCGGCTTTAGCGGCGGCACCTGCGGAAACGTCGTTTCCTGAGTAAGCTTCTGCAATCTTGAATGGACTCAATGCTTCTTCACCAGCTACTGTGCTGTTTGAAGAGTCTGCATAACGCACACGTAATGTGTGAATTTGTCCAACTGGACCAGTCATTGGTTGTACGCCAACTAGTTCATTAGCAATGACTGTAGGCATAACGCGGCGAATCACTGGAAGGATTACGCGATTTAGTGTGGCAACGTTACCGGCAGAGGTAGCACCAGCTGTTGGGGATTCCATCAAATACTTGCGAGTATTTTCTAGTGTAACCGACATTACTGATTTTTTAGTGCCGTTTAGGCCTTCTAAAAGTGCTTCCTTAGTTTCTGCCCAACGTCCGTTTAGTAGTTCTGACATTTAAATTCTCCTTAAATTTTTAGTCCAGCAAGACGGCGGATATCAATAATGTTATTGTTTTCGCTCTCACTGCTACGATTGGTGTTGGAAACTTTGTTTCCTGTGATTTCTTTTGCCTCAGTTAGTGCCTGTTTTTGTTTTTGTGGAGCATTACCTGCTATAACAGTAGGTAGATACTTGTCAAAACTATCAACTAGTTTTGCTGTTTTCACGCTCTCCATTAATTCACTCATAATTACTTTTTGCTCACCGTTAAGTGGTGCAAGTAATTCGTTCATGATCTTTTGACGTTCAATGCTTTCGCCTAAACGTGTTGTTTCTGCTTTCTTGCTTTCTATTACCTTTTGTGCTAAAATAACATGTGCTTGCGCTTCTGTAAGTTCAGCTGTTTTCAAGTCTATGACTTTGAGCAATTTCGCAGTTTCTGATTTCTCATTTAAGTAACTAGTCTGATATTCTGAAGCAAAAGCTTCAAACATCTTACGACCAAAATCTGATTTACGTGCTGACTCGATGTCTTCTTTCAAGCTAGTAAGTTCAGTTGTTAAACTTTCTGTTACTAGTGAATCAACCATCTTTGCCGCACGTTGGACAAATTTCTCTTTTACTTGTGCAAGTTGTTGACGTCCTTCACGGACTAAACGTACCTTGGTCTCAGCAAGGTCTTGCTTGTCTTTGTAAAACTCTGTAATTTCTTGGGCCAATGCTTCTACTACGAAACTTTCCAACATTCCAAACTTGCTTGCCATTACTTTTTGATCTTCATGCAACTCTAAAACTTCAGAAGCTAGTTGACGAGTAACGAATTCCTTCATTGTCTCTGCATCTTTCTTCATCTTGACAGCATATTTTGCTTTCATTTCAGCTAGTTGATTACGATCTTCTGTAAATTCGACAATCTCTTGTGCTAATTGTTCGCTGATCATTGTATCGACCGCGTCAATCATAACTTGTTTGTCATGTTCGTATTTTTGTGAAAATTCTTCGCGTAGTTCTTGAGTTAGTACTTGACGTGACTCGGATAAACGAGTCTCGAAAGCCTTTTCAAGTTCAGCTTGGATCTCTTCAGAAATCACGTTGTTTTCAAATAAAGATTTAAGTGCTTCCAACATGTGATTCTCCTTTTATTGGAGTTTGCTTATTATTGACAATAAGCTCTCTTTGAGATATTTCTGTGCTTTAGGATCACCTTTCACCTCTTGCGCTATGCGTAAGGCACTTAATCCGCCCTTATTATTCATAAGGTGTTCATAAATTGGTGTAGGGTATGCTCCTGGAGCACTAGGTTGAGCCACCATATCTACTGTGATGATCTCAAAATCTGATACTTCACCGGACCCGTCACTCTTGACGTTACCGGACCCCCTGCTGGAGACACCTAATTTCACTCCGCTTTCCAGCATTGTGCGAATTAGTTGCCCCATAGGAGTTGGCAAAATTTTAAGTTTGCCGTAACCATTTGGGCCGTCCATCCACATATTTGTTATCATGTGACTTACGCGGTCCAAATTTATTTTTAGATCATCTGGATGATCCACTTCTCCGAGAACTGAATAGCCGTTTTGAATCTGATCGTTAAGGGTTTTGACAGCCTTGCCAATCTCTTGCACTGGGTAAACACGCTGGTTGGCGTTTTTTATACCGCCCTGGATACAAATCCCGGACATGTATAAACTTTTCCCATCTTTGTCATCAGACTCAACGACCATTTTTGCTTCGTTGAAACTGAGATTCTCTCGGAGGTATAGTGACATACTTTAGTATAGTCTCTTTTTAATTACTTACGTGCGTTAAGTGGACTTTTGGTCAATTGCTCACCGCGTTGTCCGCCCATCTCGCCTGTGCCAGCACCTGCCATGCCACCTGGTTTGTTAAAACCTGATTGACGGTCGATACCACCACCTTTAACTTGTGTTTTGAAACCAGTCTTACCAGCTTTGCCGCCTGGAACATTAATGTTACCTTTAGCATCTGGGTTAGGAACTACGTTTGGTTTCATTACGCCATTGCCTTGAACTGTTGAACGAGCGCCAATATCAGCTTTAACTTCTACGCCGCCTTGGGTCATGTTCTTAGAAGTGCCACCCATATCGTTCTTACCTGCAACAATTGACTTGGTGTTTGTTGAACCAGTTACGCTACCAGCTTGTGCGCCTACATGGCCGCCTTCACCTGCATTATAGCTTTCCCAGTTTGTTCCAACTTTTTCAATGTACTCACGAATCAATTGTTCGTCATCTTCTGCAAATGTGTGCTTAACGTTCAATGTTTGACCGCCTGCGTCCATTCCCATGCTTTCGTCTTCAATGCTTGGATCTTCTGCGCCAAACTCATCGCCGCCCATGTCGTCTGCTGGCATTTCTTCGTCGCCCATGTCGTCCATGCCCATGTCGTCTGCTGGCATTTCGCCGCCTTCTTCGCCAGCCATTAGCTGTTCGAATTCTGCTTTTAGATCTTCTAAAGCATCTTCTAAATCTTGTACGCGATCTTCAACGTCACCTTCTGGTTCTGCTGAATCTTCTTCGCTGTCTGCATCAACGTCACCGATCATGTCATCAGTTGCATCGTCTGCGCTGAAGTCATCGCCTTCTGCTGAATCATCTGCTGAATCATCTGCTGAATCATCTGCTGATTCATCTTCTTGTTTGTCATCATCTTTACCAAAATCGCTTTCTAATAATTCTTCATAGATTTCGCGAGATTTTGCTACTACGATGTTATGGAATATTTCTTGGGCTGTTGATTTATCTTCATTAATCAAAGCCTCGAGCATTTGCTCGAATTGTGTACGATCAGTCATGTTTGTCTCCTGTGAATATGATTACAAGGCTGTATGATATTTACACGTATCAGCAAAATACATGCTGATATAGTGCAAAATTAAGCCGTTTTATACTAAACTACTTATGCTGGTGCTGGTGCCGGTGGTTTAGCATACATTTTGTTAACAAATGTTAATTCGTTTTCTTGTTCTAGTATATGTGCTTCGCTACCTTTGCGAAGTTCGTTAATTTGTGATAGAGATAATCTAGTCTTGCGTGTGTCAGACTTTCGCATAACAGATTGATCGTTCATAGGATTATAACGCATGTCGTTGTTGACATTACGTGATGAAGGGTCAATGTAAAATAGTTCTCTAAGAATCATCTTGTATTTATGCCGGTGGCGGTGTTCCTGGTGCCCCAGGCATAGCGCCTGTTGCTTCCATACCCGGAGGAGGTGCTAACGGATTTTCCATTCCTTCTGGAGCACTTAAATCGCCTGCACCTTCAACATCTCCAGCAATGCCGCCGGCAGACAAGCCTGCACTACGTAATTCGCCAGCACTGTCAGTGGCATTTGGACTGCCTTCGCCTTGTTCTTCTGCCCATAGACGTTCGTTTTCTGCAATCTCGTCTTCGGTTAGACCTAAGAAACGCTTTAATGCAAAGCGATGACTCATGTAAGGCACTTGTTGAATAGTATTAAATGTGTTGATACGCTCTGTATCCAGGGCCGCTTGACGACTACTTGCAAAGTTTAAAGGTTCGTTAAACTTTAAATCAAACAATGTGGCATCAATATTAACGCCACGTGTGTGCATGTAACGTTTAAATTCAATATCAAACGAACTAGATATCAACGCTTGTAAGCGTTCACAATACTTGTTAAAGCGTAGCTCTTGAATGTATGCTGTGCCTACACGACCATCGTTGTAACTGCTGTTACTATCGTCGGCACCAGTAGGCAAATAGCTACTTGGTATACGCAAGCCGCGGAATAGCTTGTTGGTAAAGTATTTTAAGTCGTCAATCTCGCCTAAGTTAGTTCCGCCAGGCAATGTTGTAACATCACTACCACGTCCGTCTGCTGATTTAGGAAAGAAATAGTCTTCATTGATGCTTAATGGGTTGTATGCTGAATCGATAACGTTCTGACCGCCACCATTTTGGCTAGGAATTCTACGTTGATGGATCTGGTCTTTGACTCTTTCCACAAACGCCATGGCCAAGTGACTGGGCATGTTACCTACATCTATGTGAAAGATGCGTCTTTCTGGAGCACGTTGTATACGATAGATAAGAATAGCATCTTCTAACAGTTCTTTTTGCTTGTAAACTTTAAAGATGTTTTCTAATAAGCTGTTACCAAACGGGTAATTGTTATCTAAACCTTCACTTAATGACAAATGTATAACGTGTTCAGCGTTAACTGCTACTTCATTCTCTTGTTTGTCAAATCGTGAGCCGCCTGTATTTGGATAAGCGCCAGTCATACCACGTGCGGCCATACCGCCGCTGGCTGTTCCTGTATTAGTACCACCGCGATTTACATCTTTTACGTTGGGTGCAATAGCAGTAGCAACTAAATTTTGAAAATTAGGATTAATATCGCGAATAACATACTGCTCTGGCTTTTTACCTTCGCTTTCGTTGGCAATAATTTTAACTACTTTGCTTGGATCAACATAAAACCACTTTTGTGTTTCAGGATCACGAATAAAGAAACTATCGCCAAACTTAAATGTATTGCGTAAGATGCGGAAAATACGTACATCAAATTGTTGTAGTTTAACCCACTGATTCAAATATTCGTTAAGAATCTTTGTTTCAGCGTTGGTAGCTTTGCTACGCCATTGAATACTAAAGGCCGCATTGTTACCATCTTTGTTTTTTTGTGTACAAAACTCTGCTAAAATATCAAGTGCCGCATTAACTTCAGGATCTGCATCCATTGTTTCGTATTGATTATAACGATCTATACGATTTGGACTGCCACTGTATACATCTGGCAAGTAACTTGAGTAGTTTGTTTTAGCAGGACCCATACCAGGGCCGGACATGTTGTTGCCAATTGGACTACGGCCGCTTGAACCAACAGGTACTGGTGTAAAAAATTTCTTCCAACTCATATTATATGTGGTCCTTAAGCGACAATGCCGCCAATTTCTCTAGTGTTCTTAGCTGTTTCGTTAGCATAGCCTTCTGCATTTCGCATACTTCTTTCTACAGATGCCATAATACTACTTATCTTATCTAGTTTCTCAGCTAATAAATTAGAGTCGGGCATTGCTCCAGCCATTTGCGCTACTGCTTGTTCCACATTTTGTGTACCACTGCTGACCATTGCTGGTATATTTCTCAGTATAGAGCTCATACCTGCGCCGCCTAATCCTATACTGTCTAAGTTATCTCTAATAAATGCACCGCGCTGACTATAAGGTACTACTGATTCGCTTTCGCCACCTTCGCCCATTAGAATACCTTGAGGCCCATTTTCAAACCAATCACCAGTAGATCCTTTGCTACCAAGTGCTCTTGGTTTTAACGGTGCTAAACCATTATATATGGCCGCAAACGCATCCGCCATCTTAGTTGGTAACTCTGTCATAGCTGTAGTATTTGCACCTATCCAGGTTGTCATTTTTTCTCCAAACACTGTACCAATATTAACTGCTAGTTTGTTACCCTTCTCGTCTTCCTTTTCAGCCGCGCCATTGGCCGCTTTCATCATTGCTAGACTAGCTTCTGTTGGTACAAGTTTGCCGCCTTTTTCTTCAAATTCAATAATGGTGTCGTTAAATTTAGCTATGCCTTCATTGATAGTTACTCCGACTCCGGTAGCTACGGCTTTTACAGTTGTGGCCATCTGTGTAGCAATTTTTGTAGGATCAGTTCGTACATAATTTCCCTCATTATCTCTTGCTCTTAATACTGTTTTTTCCAGTTCGCCCTTAGCATTTTTAACCATAATTGTCATGTCTTCGATCAACTTGCCTTCTGACTGTGCTTTTGCTCGACGGAATGCTTCATCTTCTGCTTCTTTTAATGTGATGTTAGGATTATTTTTCTTTAATTTTTCAAATTCATTTCTGACAGTGTTTTCAAAGTTACTGGCCGCGCCATCTTTATCATATGCTTCCATACCCATTGCTGAAGTATTTGCACCAAGGCGAACAAATTGCGCCATTTGTCTACGACCTTCCACCATGGCTGGAATTAATTCTTTAGTCAATTTTGCGGCTTCTTCTTGATCTTTTGCTGTGCCATCAGACAATTGACCAATCTTAATATACATCTGTGCCACTTTGCTACCGTATGTGAGATTTAAATCAGATAGTTTTTCACTAGTCATAATACCAGCACCAGCAATAGTTTCTGACAGTGCTTTTCGTGCTTCAGGAGGTAAAACACCACCAGCTGATATAATATCACCAAGGCCCTTGCTTCTTTCTGGATCACTCATTAACTGTGACATTCTAGCACGTACTCGTGCATCGTTTTCTATAGTTTCAATATTCTTTTGTTGTTCTCTACGGCTAATACCAGTTAGTTTAGCCATTGTATCCATTTCTCTGGCTAGCCCTAATGTGCTTTCTAATAACTTTTGTTTGCCAGCTTCATCCAGCTGAGCCATATTTGATCTGCCAAGACGCACAGTCATAGCTAAAATTTCATTAGCTTCCTTGGGCAATATACCCATGGTGTTTAATGCTACCTGCATCTCTGGATGATTCATACGTTTGGAAATTTCTCCAAACGCTTCTAGGCCTCCTGCAATACCAATACCTAGTTGAAATAGCGCAGGTTTAATTTTGTCTATACTTTCACCAAATTCGTCAAAACTCATGCCAGTGCGCATCACTGACGCACGGAACGCTACTGCATTACCTGCAAAGTTTAAACCTTCGGTACTGAATTTTTGCCAGTTGCCCAGCGTTTGACCAAGAATATTACCTAGCATGTCAAGTGCGCCGCCTGCTAGTCTGCCAGGTTCACCAAGTTGTTTGATAATAGTAGTAACAGTTTTAATGGCATCACCGGCATCAGCAGTATTACTCATGGATTTTTCTGCTAAATCTGCAACTGCACTAACACCTTCTATAGCAACACCGGTAATTGATTTAATTAGTTTCCCTATAGCACTTTCATCTCCGCTATCAAATATTCGCCCGGCTGAATTACTTTTCATTTGTGATCTTAAGGCTTCTAATTCTTTTTTAAGTTCAGCGTTTGTTACTTCTTGGACCATATATTTTTCCAGTATAAAATGCGTATATAAATACTACATATGATATTTATCTGGAGATAATAATGGCCAATAACCCATTGAAAAAGTATTTTAGACAACCTAAGGTGTACATCAAACTACCCAGCAAAGGAGTATACAATGCTCCAGGAACGCTGAATGGAGATCCTGACAACGTTGCTGTATTTGGCATGACTGGCATGGACGAAATACTAATGAAAACTCCAGATGCGCTACTTACAGGCGAAGCTACTGTTAAAGTAATTGAAAGCTGTTGCCCAACAATACAAGACGGCTGGGAGTTGTGCTTGTTAGACATGGATCCAATATTAACAGCCATTAGAATTGCCACCCAAGGCAATGCCATGTCAGTAACTCATCAGTGTACAGCCTGTAATTCTGTTAATGATTATGACATCGAACTGGGCACAGTTGTTGAGCATTATAATTCTTGCCAGTACGACAATAAAATTGTATTAAAAGATTTATCTATTAAAATTCATCCACTGACTTACAAGCAATGGACTGGATTTCAAATGCAGAATTTTCAATTGCAACGTCAATTAAAACAAATAACAGAAATGACTGACGAACAACAGCAAGGTATTTTAGTAAATGAGCTGTATACCAAGCTAACTGCAATTCAACATCAAGCTATACTTTTACAAATTGCCAGTGTTGATACAGGCGACCAAATAGTTGAACAAAGAGAATTTATTGTTGAATGGTTAGATAACTGTGACAAAGATATTTTTGATGCTGTCAAAGCCAAAGTTGAAGCAAATAGAGTTGCTTGGGAAATTCCTAAGATTGCGGCTATATGTAATGAGTGTAGTGCAGAAAATCAAATTGCAATTACCATGGACCAAACAAGTTTTTTCGTCAAGGCCTAGTTGGAATGAGCGATAGTGAGATTGAAAATTATCTAACTAGGCTAGAAGAAGGTATTAAAAATTACAAATCGCAATTGTATCGATTATGCTGGTACATGCGTGGCGGTGTGACCATAGATAATTTAATGTTTGATTTAAGTCTGGAAGATATCCAGTTAATGAACGCAATTGTGCAAGACAATATTGAAATTACAAAGAAAAGCGGAATGGCGTTAATTTAATAGTTTAAGTTTTTGTTAGGCGGAGGCGGTGCAAATCTAGGATTGCTGTCTACACGTTTCCACATGGCATCTTGATTTTGTTTAAACTGTTGAGGATCCATCAGTTTTATATTACCAAATGAATTCTGAGATATATCACGTTTAACTGCGGCAGTAGTTTCAGGATTGACATCGCTTATCGGCAGGCCTGTATATTTTTGTATCATGGGCCATACCTTGTCCCAGGTCCATGCTACTCCAGTTCCTGACATGCGAATAATTGGCATGAATATGCTGTCCGACATCCACGCAATACCAGCCGGTGTAGCTAAGAATAATATAAATCCTTCAATGCCAACAGCAACAAATATTTTAACTATAGAACCCAACTTGCCGCCCAACTTGCCAAATGAAGATTCTAGTAGATCAAACATTTCTTTAACTACAGGAACACCTCCTCTTATCCACCGGCCAAGCATAGGTATCACAGTCTGAGCGGCAAATACACCGTAGTATAATTCTCTAGATTGTGTAATATAAGCGTCTTTTTGTTCTTGAGTGTATGCCGCAAATGCAGGACTGCTGGTTTGGAATTTTGCTAAAGGTTCTGCGGCTATTTGCTCCAGCGCATACAGGTTTAAGTTTAACTGCACAAGAGGAGCAAAAATCATAACTTTCTTGAACAGCGTTATCATGTTAGGATTGTAACGAGTCATTACCTTGGCGTCTGCGCCTTTCATCTTGTCTGGATTTTTAGTGATCCAGTTAGATACGAGAGTCTGCAACTCACCAGGCAATTCTGTTGGAGTGCTTGCTTCAGTTATAATGTCTAAAATCTTCATGATATGTTATTTATAGTATTGAAAGATGTACTGCGTACATCTGCTCTTCGCTTTCGCTCGAGCTTTTTCTAATGTCTTATTGTGTTTATAGTCAAGTGCGAAGCACTGTAAATATTATCTAGATTGTGTAGTCACACTTAGCCCTGGCGGGCTAAAAATGAACATTATCTGAGTTGAGCAGTTCACTTAACGTTACAGCATTACAGTGGCGGTTGTCCGGTACCACGAGCTGAGTCTTAATTACAACGGCAGGTCTATAAGCATACGTTAACATGCCAATAGCCGCGGGTATTTCTCCCTCTTTTAGCCTTTTAAATATTTTCTCTTTAAAATCAAACTGGTTATAGGCATATCCAATCCTCGTCTGTTACGATAGTGATTTTAAACCCTTCCGCCAAGGTAAGGAATTCCATTGACTGCGATCCGTGATCCAGCTTTAAGGGCACAATTTAGTCGCCTGTGCGGGCTTATTTGGCAGTTAAAAGGCCTGAATTATTGAGCTTTGAGTATATGTGAACCATGTACACGGACAGATATCTGTCCGTTATAATAGTCTTTTGATTCTAGAACTTTGCGGGAAAATTGTTCTCTGGCCTCGAAGTAAGAGCATTGCGCCTTGGATGTGCAGTAGTATAGTATTTCTCGAGTGAAGTTTTCTTTGCCTAATTTTAATACGTCCACGTTTAATTCTAGATTCGAGCCATAATAATCTCGCCAATCCGAATCAATTTTTGACCGTATTTTCTTTCGTTTCTTAGTTCCGTTCTTGAGTTTGACCATCTTGTAGGATGTTTTTGCGAACTTGGCTAATTTTTTGCCTATATACATACGTCCAGAGATTGTATTGGTTATGAGATATACGAAACCTACACATTCTTCGGGTAAGGTTTCTATAATTGTATTTTCATAAGTCCAAGACATACACTAGTTAGTGTCTGCGTCTCCTGGAACCTGCTTCTTCTGAGCCTTGTGAGCGTCCACACTGTGACGCCAATCTTGTATTAATTTTCGCCGTTCACGTGAAATAATACGAATCTGGGCAAGCCAGTATCGTGTTTGTTCCCCAGCACGGCGTGTGCCTTTGTTGATCCAACGTTGATTTGCTTTGAAGTACTCGTTAAACGCCCGCATGAGTTGCGTGTGAGTTTCTTCATCTTGTGGAATCATTTCTTAGCTTGTTCCTTAGCCAGTTCTGGAGCGATACGATTCAATTCT